AGTTTGATGAAATGTATGAGATGTACGAAAGAAAAACATCTATCAGTAAAACAAAGATAAGAGCTCAACTACTCTTTATGGACATACTCAAAGAAAGAGCAGAAACTGGTCGTATCTATATTATGAATATTGACCATTGTAATACTCACTCATCTTTCAAAGATAAAGTTTACATGTCAAATCTATGTCAAGAGATTACATTACCGACAACACCACTAGACCATATTGACGACACGAAAGGTGAAATCGCATTATGTATTCTGTCTGCTATCAACCTCGGTTTGATTAGAGATAAAGAAGAACTAGAAGGACTATGTGATTTGTCAGTTAGAGCATTAGATGAAATCATTGACTATCAAGAATATCCTATTGAGGCAGCAAGAATATCTGCTGAATCAAGGCGTTCACTAGGTATTGGTTATATTGGTCTTGCACATTATCTTGCAAAACACCATGTGAAGTATGACGACAAAGAGGCACTTACATTAGTTGATGAAACAACAGAGGCATTTCAATACTATCTGTTGAAGGCAAGTAACAACCTGGCAAAAGAAAAAGGCAAGTGTGATTACTTCCATAAGACGAAATACTCAGACGGAATACTTCCAATCGACACATACAAGAAAGACTTAGATAAGATTATCAAAAGAAAGTTAAGTTATGATTGGAAAGAATTACGAAAGGATATACAAGAACACGGACTAAGGCATAGTACACTTTCAGCACAAATGCCGTCAGAATCAAGTTCTGTTGTGTCTAATGCAACGAATGGCATAGAACCCCCACGAGATTATCTTTCTGTGAAGAAAAGTAAGAAAGGCACTCTTAAACAAATCGTTCCTGAGTATCATAGACTGAAGAACTTCTACACACTACTATGGGATATGCCTAGTAATGAGGGTTACATTAATGTCGTTGCAACTATGCAGAAGTATTTCGACCAGGCAATAAGTGGCAACTGGAGTTATAATCCAGAGAACTACAAAGATGGTGAAGTACCAATATCTGTCATGGCAAATGATTTGTTGACTACATATAAGTTGGGATGGAAAACATCTTACTATCAGAATACATATGATGCAAAGACAGATATAGACGAACCTTCACACCCAGTTGGTTGGCATGACGGTGTTAAAGAAGATATGAAAGAAAGAACAGAGTTTTCTTCTGATGAAGAATATGATGATTATTGTGATGCGTGTAATATCTAATGCCAAAAAGAAGTAATAAAGAGTTTCATAATTTAACAACAACTGACCAGATGGTCTATTTTGATTGGATGAACGCACTAATAGAAGATGGTCAAATCGACCCCGATATTAGTAATGACGATTATATAGATAAGATGGAAAGGATGCACAAGTGCGATATAAACCAGACTGAGCCAACTTGGCCATTCTTTGACGGAAATACATATTTTGACCCAAACGAAGAGGAGAATACATAATGGGAAAAAGAGCGATACCAGGAATAATAACAAAAAAAGGACAACCAAAAGTGAAAAAGAATGTGAGTCATAGTACTTTTACAGAAAAGCGTCACCCAAATAGTAAGAGGGTGAAGAATGCTTAAAACACTATTTAACCTAAAATATAGTAAAAAGTTCTTAGATAGAATAGAATTCAGGCGTGCTGAGTATTATGAAAAGCGTAGAGTACAAACTATACGAAATAATGCTATGAAGATGGCAATGAACTGGTCACACGAATATCCTACTGGTACTCCATTAGAATATATCAGAGATGATATCATTGAGTGTTGGGAAAGAACCGCAGGAGTAGGTATCTATGCTGGTTTAGATAAGAAACAAAACATACCAACAACAGGCGGACTAGGAGATTCCTATGCTATCGAACCGACTGGTGTTACTGCAACAAAGAAATATGTTCACAATTGGAGAAATCCGCCAGACGAAGATAAGAATGACTAAAGTGTTCAACACAGAAGAAGTCGATTGGATGAAGCAACCAATGTTTTTTGGTGCAGAACCAAATGTCCAACGATTTGACCAACAGAAGTATCCTGTATTCGAGAAGTTAAATCAACAACAGTTGGGTTTCTTTTGGCGTCCTGAAGAAGTGTCTTTACAAAAAGACAGAAATGATTTCAATTCATTAACCGCAGAACAAAAACATATCTTTACTGCCAATCTAAAATATCAGACACTACTAGATAGTGTACAGGGTAGAGGTCCGTGTTTGGCATTTTTACCTTACTGTAGTTTGCCTGAGTTAGAATCAATGATTGTTGCATGGGACTTTAGTGAAACGATACACAGTCGTTCATATACTTACATTATGAAAAATGTGTATTCTAACCCGACTGCTGTATTAGACACGATTGTACAGACTCCTGAAATCATGGCGAGGGCAGAAACAGTAACCGCTGCATACGATAGATTTATTGAGTATGCACAGAGGTATCATTTAACTGGTAAAGGTAGCCTGAGAGAGATGAAGAAACAACTGTATCTAAATCTTATCAATGTAAACATACTCGAAGGCATTCGTTTCTATGTTTCATTTGCGTGTTCGTTTGCATTTGGTGAATTAAAACTAATGGAAGGTAGTGCAAAGATTATATCTTTAATTGCAAGAGATGAGAACCTGCATTTAGCTGTTTCTCAGAACATTATAAATAACTATCGTAACAAAGAGAAAGATATAGAGATGCTTGAAATCATGAAAGAGTGTGAACCACTTGTTTATAAAATGTATGATGAAGCTGTTCAACAAGAAAAAGATTGGGCAACATATCTCTTTAAAGATGGTTCAATGATTGGTTTGAACGGTGCTTTATTAAATCAGTATGTCGAGTTTATGGCAAACAGACGAATGAAAAGTATCGGCCTAACACCACCGTATGAACAGTCAACAAGAAACAATCCTCTACCTTGGACAGAACATTGGTTGAACAGTCGTGGATTACAAAATGCACCACAAGAAACAGAAATAGAAAGTTATGTGGTAGGTGGCATCAAACAAGATGTCGAATCAACAAGTTTTCAAGGATTTCAATTATGAAGAAAGAAGATAACGAAGGCAAACTAGAACTATCTGTAAGAATATTAGGCAATGAAATAATAGGATTTAAGATGGTTGTAGATGACTTTAAAATGAAGTGGATGTTATTAGGGTTAGTTGCGATTGGTGCTATCTCATGGATTATGGTAGCATTTGGACCTACAATAATGGAGACATTTCAATGAGTGTAAGACCAAAATCAGTATGTGATAATTGTTCAGCAGTTTTTGTTTTAGTACACGAATTGCCCGAAGAAGAATACACAGAACAGTATTGCCCGTTCTGTGGTGAAGAACATGAGGAAATCCAAGAAGATGTATTATTAAATGAAGATTGGGATTGATTATAGTTTAAGTTCGCCAGGCGTATGCGTTAACATAAGTGAAGGTGAATTTAAGTATGAAGATTGTACTTTCTATTACTTGACTGGTACAAAGAAGTACGACAACACCTTTAAAGATGGCGATATTAAGTATGTAGGCGCAGGACACAAACTGTACACGAGTGAACCTGAACGATACAATAACATTGCCGACTGGGTAATTGATATAATCAAAGCACAGTACTCACCTCACCATGTAAGTAAGAAACATCCAATCATTCAAATAGAAAACTATTCATATGGTTCTACAGGAAGAGTGTTTCATATCGCAGAAAATCTAGGACTACTGAAATACAAACTCAAGATGGAATGTGGTTGGGATTATACTCTACTACCACCATCAGTTATTAAGAAGTTTGCGACAGATAAAGGTAATGCAAATAAAGACCTAATGCTTGACGCATTCCACAAAGATACTGGCGCTAATCTTGAATTACTATTCGATACCAAATCAAAATCACCGATTACAGATGTAGCAGATGCGTATTTTATTTGTAAATATGAAGAAAAATGAAGTCAAACTTTTATTCCTTCTAAATAGTAGCAGATACAACCCAAAAGTGCGTATCTAATCCGAAATTTGATTTGATATCTCAAGCTTCATAAACTCAAGGCGTTAATAATGGCAAAAATAAAATCATTCTACACTAAAATACTCAGATTCTGTAAAATCAACGCAACCTCATCTCAAGATAGCGATGATGATGATGATATTTGGTTTAGAATGCCGCTATAAGTAACGCCTTTGAGTTTTTCTTACGGGTTTATTTCAAGAAATTTATGGAATAACGCTTGACTTTACTCTAAAATTAGTGTATAATATACCTTATTAACAATAAAAACCAATGACTAAAGTCGTAAGTATACTGGTACTAACAGCATGTCTATATGTACTGTATATCCCAACCCAAAAAGAGAATGTTGCTGCTTCGGCATCTGCTCACTATACTATATACTATACTGATAAGGAAATAACATGAAAAAACTAATCGCACTATTTACGATTGCACTATCAATGTCAACAATGGCCGCCACATCTATTCAAAGTGGTTCTGTAATCGATACTTATAAAACAGTTATCAAACAAATACCTTACAGAGTTGAGGTATGTCAAGACAGAGTACAAAAATCAGGTGACGGAAGTGCGACTAATGAACTAGTTGGTGCATTATTTGGTGGCGCAATAGGTAACTCATTCGGCAAAGGCGATGGTAAAGATGCAATGACTTTGTTCGGCGCTCTCATGGGTGCTTCATTGGCGCATGATGATGAACTTGCAAACAATCCTGGCACTAAAACTGTTACCGTTTGTGATGTACAAACAAGATATGAAGAAGAAGTAAGTGAAGTCTACAGTCATTCGACTATAACATTTCGTTTAGAAGGACGAAACTACTCTCTTGATTTCTTAAAGTAAGGAAGAATTATGAAAGTAATTGTGTATAGTAAACCTAACTGTCAATTTTGTGTTAAGGCAAAAGCGTTATTAACGCAACTTGAAATTGAATATACAGAGAAGGTAGTTACTAAAGATATTTCTTTAGAGGAACTCTTTGAAGAATTAGGTAAGCCCGTAAGGACTATACCACAGATTGTGATTGATGAAAATCACATAGGAGGTTTCAATGAACTCCGAGAATACTTTGTAGATAAAGGTAAGATAAACTACAAGGGCGAACTTTTATAAAACTTGAGGAATAATTATATGATGACAACAGAAGAAATGTTAAAGAAAGAAGCAGTTAGATTAAAGATGGCAAAACTCCGTGCAAAGAGAAAACCACCAAAACTAGCAAATGTACACCCTACAATTTTAACACTACCTGAAACAAATAAACTTTCATACAGAAGTGTTAAACAATGGATAAAAACACAAGAAGGCATTGTCAAGACTGCTCGTTTGACAGAACGCTCACGAAATACTGATATTTCCCAAAAAGATAAAGACAAGGCACTCAGAACTCGAATAGGTGCTCAGGCATATATTCGTTCAATCAAAAGATACATTACTACAGGCGATTGGTCTAGTATGTATTATGGCGAATTTGAAGAACATTTAATGAACTGGATTACGGTTGCGCCTTCGGAGAAAGTATAAATAGTTAGATGAATCTAACACTTTCCGACAAGGCATACACGCACATTAACTCCCTATTACTAGAACATGACAGTCCTTGGGCTCGTCTACAAGTGAAAGCGGGCAAATGTGCAGGTCTTGTGTATGAGTGGACATTCGACACTTCTAAAACAGATGATGATAAAGTCGTAAATGATGTTCTACTAGTAGACAAATCAAACGAACCATATCTATCTGGCATTGAAATAGGTTATAAGGCAGATTTAATGGGAAGTGAATTCACATATATTAATCCGAAAGCCAAGGCAGCCTGTGGTTGTGGTATTTCTTTTCATGTAGAGGCATAAATGATAGACTTTCAGAACTTTCTAACAGAAGGTGTTTACGACAAACACATATTCAAAGCATTCTTTCTAGCAGGCGGACCTGGTTCAGGCAAATCGTGGGTTTCATCAAGAACACTAGAAGGTTCAGGTATGAAAGTAATCAACACAGATTTAGGTTTTGAAAGATATGCTAAACAGGCAGGTTTAGACCTAAAGAAAATGCAGTCTTTCACTCCTTCTCAAACAAAACAAAAAGATGCACTCAGAGCAAGGTCTAAGAGTGGCACAAAAACACAACTACAACATGCAATCGATGGTCGATTGGGCCTGATACTAGACAGTACTGCAAGAGATGTTCCAAGAATAGAAGCAGAGGCCTCAGGATTGGGATTAATTGGTTATGATACCTACATGGTGTTTGTTAATACAACATTAGAAACCGCACTTAAAAGAAATCAAATGAGGCCAAGAAGTGTGCCAGATGCTATTGTAATCGCAAATCATAAACAAGTGCAGGCAAATAGACAGAAGTTGAAGAACATATTCGGTTCTAACTATGTTGAAGTGGATAACAACGAAGATTTAGCCCATATAAACTCACAAGTTTACAAAAAAATCAACAAACTCAAGAAGATTAAGTACACCAAAAAGATTGCTCAAGACTGGGTTGATATGGAACTTGAAATGAAAAAACAAGCAGGACAAAAGAAAACCTCTGTGTTTGGGTTATTTGGAAGAAGAAAATAACTGGAATAACGCTTGACAAAACTCTCAAATTAGTGTATAATATACCTATATTATGATGAAAAAAGGTGAAAAATTATGAGAAAAGATGTGAACGGCGTTGAA